ATAACGGCTTTGTTCAATCCATTTCATAGCCTCCGAACCGTCGTTAAACGCCCGCAACGTCAGTTGGGAACCTTCGGAAGCGGTAAACGTCTTACCACCTTTCAGAAGGAAATTACCGCCCGTCTCCACTGTGGGCGCAACGCCCGAACATCCCATAAGGGTAATTACCGATCCATGACTTCCACCGGTAACACCGGCTATCTTAGCCGCACCTGCGGAAAGCTGGTACTGCCCGTCCGTCTGGTAATCTATATCCGTGGCACCGGCTTCCACTACGGCCACCGGTTCTTCCAGGGTGTCGGTACCCCGGTAAATGGCGATATCATCCCCCTTGCTGATCTGGGTGAAAGTAAGCTCGTTCGTATTCGATTCATTGGAACCGGTATAAGAAACGGATAATTTACACGGGTTACAGGGTGTTCCGATCAGATCGGCAGGCTTTCCGCTACAATAACGGAGCACAACGATACATTTCTTGGACAGCCAGTTTGTCTTAAACTCGCGAATTTCCTGTTCATTACCGGGATGATTGAACTTAACGGAAGGCGTATAACCTTCGGCGTCCGTTTCCCCGTCACTGTTGGAACTGATTTCAGCGGTACCGGGTGTCAGGTAAATACCGATCGCGTAACGTCCCGCCTTCATTACGATATCATCCTCGATAACCACGCCGGCATCGTTTCTCTGCGGAAAGGAAAGAATATCGTCAACGTCGTAAATTACGAGCTGATCCTTGGGCTGAATACCGTTACCGGGATTGCCGGCCGGCCTTCTTACGCTTGCTTTTACGTATGTCATAACTTAATGATTTATAATGTTATAAAATGGAAGGGATAAAGTATCCCTTCCGCAAAAAATTAGCCTCTTGCCACTTCGTAGAATTTACCGTCGGCGGCTTTCGCCAGCTTGATAAACTTGCCTTCGGAAAGTGTCATAGCTTCGGTTAAAACAAAGTTTCCGCCGGCCGCAATGGTGGAAGCATATTCAGAACCGTTTCCGTAGATCGTGTAAACAACACCGGCTTCCGCATCGGTAAAGTTAGTGATTGCCGTCGCCTTTGTATTCTCACCGGTTACGAATACTTCACCGTCAAGCAAGGAAGGTTCCGTTTCATCCGGCGCAAACTGTAACGCATCGGAAGAAGCGTTTTCGCGGCCGATCTCGATAAATTTACCGTCGGCACGTTTCATCAGTTTGATAACATCCCCCTTGCCGGGCTGCCAGGCCTCGGAAATAAGTTCAAAGTTTCCGCTCTTTTCAATCTTAACACCTTTATCCACGCTTCCGCATTTCAGGGAAATAACCGTACCTACCGGCGCGTCTTCAATATCGGTAATCGTAAATTCGGCTGTGTTGGCTACGGTAACAATGGAGGTATGAAGCTTGGCCGACGGGTTCTTGTCCTTGTCAGCGTCCACAAAGTAAGACGCCGGGCGGTCATACTCATTACAGAAGATCATCTGGCGCGTATAGTCCATATCTTCTTTCTTGGTGTACTTGAAGCCCACGGCAATAGCCCAGATACTTTCACGCCAGTTACTCCAGACTTTCAGGCTCCAGTCTTCCTGCTCCAGGTTGAAAGCCGTCATTTCACCCGGTTTGTCCTCGTAGGTTTTAATGTTGCCTTCAAACGTCCAGAAAATACGGTGGTGGTTGTCAGCATTGGGAACCGGGATAATCTTTACCGCCGGATATTCCTTCACATACATGATATTAGCCTTGTAATCCTGGTTCTGTCCGTAATGCAGTTCATTGTATTTATGATACAATACAATAAAGTGCGAAGGCATATAAAGTGCCAGGTTACCGCTGTCACGAAGAACCGCCGGGATCATGGAAGTACCCTTGTACACCTTTTCACCGATGTTTGCTTCGGTAAGTTCTCCCAGCTCGAACGGCTTGATCTGGTAAACGAACTTTCCGTTATTGATATCGGTATGTCCGTTCACTTTCTTGTTCAGGAACTCATACAGACCGTCAGCTGCAGCAAGTGCTTTGCCCGGTTCGTTCAGATTCGGGTCCTTACGGATTCCGTTAATACGGCGTTGTTCGCGCTCGTTATGCAACTTCTTGGCAGTTTCGGCCAGGATGTACTCGATAAAAGACCACTTGATAGGGTTTGAACCTTCCTTGTTCAAAGTGCCGATCCAGGTTTTCTCCAGGGCTTTTAAATTTTTGAAACGGTGTGCAAACATCACGTTGAACATGCGCAGGGTTTCATCGTCGAACTCGTAGGAACCTTTAGTCACCTTGTCGAAGTCGGATTCCTCATTACCGGCCTGTGAGAACTCACCCAGCCAAATGTTTACCAGCGTAGCCAAATCCTGATAACCGGATTCAAGCGGGAAAATACTTTCAATGGAAGGAAGTTCCATTAAAAACGACTGCAAACGCTGTTGCCAGGGAATACGGTAAAAGGCCCCGAGGTCCTCCTTCAAACGGCTGTAGTCAATGGAACTTGCTTTCGGAAGAGCAATCATTTCAAAACCGGCAGCCTCCATTAACGCAGCTTTGGCGCGAAGGTTATACGGGCGGTCCAGTGAGAACATTTCACCCTGCAAGCCTCCCAGCTGCTTTTCATCCTGGAGATTGAAAGCCCCTTTACCGTCCGCCTGGGCGTTGTGTTGCTTCCCTTTGCCCGGATCATCTTCCGCAGCGGCCGAAAGTTGGGCGATAATGCCGGAAAGCTTCGTTATTTCGGCATCCTTCTTGGCAATCAGCGCGGTGTTGTTCCGGTTTTCGTCACGCTGTTGCGTCTGCAAGGCTTCAAGCTGTTCCTGCGCCTGTGTCAGACGGGCAGCAGTATCACCCAACAAACCGCGAAGGAAAGCGGTAGTTCTGGGTTCCTCGGTTTCCTCTCCCTGGTTTCCGTCTTCGGCTTCGTCCTGGAAGTCGTTCTCGAGGGACGCTTTAAAGTCCGTGAGGAATTTTTCGGTAAAACCGTAGTTTTTCAGTTTTGCCACTTCCTCGGCCGTGATAGAGTTTTTATCCTCTATCTTGCTCCATTCCGACAGGCCCAACAGGGCCAGAATGTGAGCGGAAAAGCTCTTAAATTTCATATATACAAAATTTTGAAGTTAATACTATATGTTATACATCTCGTTTACTTTTCTGACGGTGGCCTGTGCCAGTACCCACTTTACCGCGTCTTCCAACGTACCGAACTGATCGATATAGCCGTTTGCCACGGCCACGTCGCCGGTGAATATCTGTCCCCGGAAAAGGGGAAGTTCCGGATCGTAGGCAATACCCAGGTTCCGACTGATCGCATCGCAGAAAATACGGTGCATGACGACCAAACGCTGCTTTATAGGCTCTTCGTTGTTATCCTTTTCAATCGCGCGGGTTTCATAGTTTTTCAGATCGGCACTATCCGGATAGATTTCCCGGTAATCAATGCCCTGTTTCCTGAAATATTCCTTAAAAGATTGGTAAGTAAGCATGATCCCGACGGAACCGACTTCACACATAGGGGAAGCGATAAAGGTTCT